TTATAGAAAGAATCAACTCAACCGACATTTTAGATTTTGGTCAGTTGATGCAACAGAAGTTATGCTTGAATTAAAAAATAAGTTAAAGAATGTAGAAAAAGTATATCATCTAGCAGACATTCATATTCGTAATGTAAAACGTCACACAGAGTATTCAACCGTGTTTGACAATTTCTATGAACAAGTAAAATCCGACAACTACGAAAATGCTATTATTTTTATTGGTGGAGATATTGCTCATGCCAAAACAGAAATGTCACCTGAACTTATTCAGCAAATTTCAAACTTTCTTCGTAGATGTGCTCAATTGCATCCAACTATTGTAATTGCAGGTAATCACGATTGTAATTTAAATAATCCTGATCGTCTTGATGTATTATCTCCAATTATGAGCATGATGGACGATGACAATTTATATTATTTAAAAGATACTGGTGTATACAAAATAGGTGATGTTGCAATAAGTGTATTTGGTATTTTTGAAGAACCAACTGAATATATACACGGAGACGAAATAGATGATCCATCAATTAACACAAAAATTGCAGTATATCATGGAGCAATAAGACGAAGCACAACTGATGTTGGGTATATTGTAGTTGGTGGTGATTTAACTCTTCCTCAATTTGATGGATATGATATTGTTATGCTTGGTGATATTCACAAGTATCAAGTATTACAAGAATATAAAACTGAGCATAGATTTATTCCAGAAAGTAAACTTGACTCGTACAAATTAGATGGATGGGACACTTGCAATGAATAGATTTTTAATAAAGTGCGAAAATCTTGACATCGGTGATGTATTATTTGCAAGTAGTGTTGCAAAAAAAATTAAGCAAGAAAATCCTCCGTGTGAAGTTGACTTTAATGTAAATTATTTACAAACACTTGAGTTGTTAAGTAATAATCCTTATATAGATAATGTATATTACAAAAATAATGGTAGTGACTATACAACAACATATCTATTAAACAAAAGTAGTCACGACTTGGATGTATCCACTTCTGTTGTATCACAATATCAACAAATGTGTGGAATAAAAAGTTTCGACGATACCTTTGAAATTTTCACAAATCAAACCAGTGACTATGCAATTGAGTCTAGTATGAAAGAGTTAATTGAAATTGATTATTGGAAATCGGATATAATAAAAATCTGTTATGTTATGGATTGGGACAGAAAAGGATATTTACTTGATAATTCTGATGATAGACCAAATACACGAAATGCTCATTCAATAACAGAACCTATGAAAAATAATGATAAAATAATGTTATTTGCAATAGGAATTGAATCAAGGGATTCCAAAAACTTTCCAAGTATAAATTCGTCAAGTAAATTTAGTTTTACTGCAAGTTTAATTAAAAACTCTGATTATGTAATTGGTCCCGAAGGATGTCTAACTAATATGTCATCTGCACTTGGTGTAAATACTATCATTACAACTGATTACATTCATTATACTTATGGACCTAACGGAACTAAAACTGATAAAACAAAACAATATACAGAACCATTTTTAGGTCCCTTGAAATACTTTCCAACTGGAAATCATATTCACCTTGATCCATATTTGAGTGATCGTGAAGTAGGAGAAGAAGTTTTAAAAATCGTGACAAATGGAAGATAAAGAAAATTATATAAAAATAACAAGACACAACAAGAATAAACCTGTTGTGGTTTATTCTGGTAGCATGATTCAACAGAATCATGGAGAAAAACCTTATGGTCATGGTTATGTATTATGGGACATACCAAACAGAAAACACACACATCACGAAGTTCAAAATGATTATGGTTATTATACAATTGAAGTTCGTGATGGCAAGTGTGTAAGTGATCTTAGTAAACTTCCAAAAAAGGCAAGATTACGAGTAAAAGTATTTAATACAACTGCAACTGAGACTAAAGAAATTATTGCAGAGATTCGCAAACAAACTAACATAACAGATTTAAATGTAACAAGATGCGATGCCATATCCGAAGCAAAAAAGTTTGATCGTGATAATAAGTTTGATTTTGGTGACATATCACTTGTTCAGGTTCAAAATGACTTGATAGAAGATTATCTTCGCAGAAATTTTGTAGTTGAAGATGATCAAATTAAAACCGCACTAGACATTAATAAAGAAATTAATGATAAACTTGTAGTAAAAGAGGTTCTTCGTAATTGTATTTGGAAACCAAAGAAATTTGAGTTTGGTAATATGTTTAGTTACGGAGATGCAAATGTAATTGATTTCTCCAATATGAAAAGTGTAATGGGTTTATTTGCTTCAAACGCAAGTGGAAAAAGTAGTGTCATGAGTGCATTAAGTTTTTGTTTGTTTGATAAATGTGATCGTGCTTTTAAAGCAGCCCATGTTCTTAACACTCAAACTGATTCGTTTTATTGCAAACTAAATTTTGAAATAAGTGGAGTGAATTATTTTATTGATCGTCAAGCAACAACAAAAAAGAATGGTGATGTAACCGTAGTAGTTGACTTTTGGAAACATGATGCCGATGGCAACAAAGTTTCATTAAACGGTGAACAACGGGCGGGAACAAATGCTATTATTCGTGATCATGTGGGTTCATACGATGACTTTGTTTTGACAACATTGAGTTTGCAAAACAACAATGCAATTTTTATAGATAAAAGTCAAAGTGAACGAAAAGATTTACTTGCTCAATTTATGGGCATTGATACATTTGATCAATTGCACTCTACGGCTTCTGAAGACATTAAAGAAATAAATGCATTGTTAAAACGATTTAATCGTGAAGATTTTGATGAAACTCTTGCCGAAGTTAAAGAAAAACTTGATAATGTAAATGAGCAGTATAATCAACAAGATAGTAAGACTAACATTGCACTTCTTGAGCAAAAAAGATTAAACAAAGAACTTGCTGACAAAAATGCTTTATTTAAAACTTGTTCATTTGATAAAAATGCAGTGGATATAGATAAACTAGAATTCAATAAAAATAACTTAAAAGATAGACTATCAGTAGCAATTGAAAATCGTGAAGACGAATCTGTTAGAAAAAAGAAATTGAATAAGCAGAAAAAAGAATACACAAAACAAATCAACGATCTAGATGGTGTAAATGAAACATACATTGAGGTATTAAAAGTTCGTGAGGAAATAACAAAAGTAGATAAAGATTTGGCAGTATTAAGAACATCTGTTAATGCAAAGTTAGATAAATTAAAACACTACGATTGTCATGAATATGATCCAAAGTGTAAATTTTGTGTCACTAATTCTAAAAACTTAATTGAGAGTGCTGAACAAACAAAAAATGAACTTGATAAGGATAAAGCAGCTGCAGACGAACTGGTCACTCAAAAAAATAATTTAACAAAAACATTAGATGATAACAAAGATATAGAATCAGATTACGAATTGTTGAATGATTTAAAAAATAAATCATCACAAATAATATTTGAAATAAACGAAGCAGATTCAAAGGTTCTAGCACTATCTAGTATGATTCAATCTCTGGAAAAGGATATAGTTTTAAATGATAAAAATATTAAAGAATATTATGAATGTAAAGACATAATAGAATTTAATAAAAAACTGCAAGTTGAAGTAGACGAATTACAAAATAAACTCGTAAATGTAAATTCTATCGCAAACACAGAAACCGAAAAACTTCAAACTTTATTTGGTGAAGTCAAAATTGTTGAAAAAGAACACGAAGATGTACTTGCTTCAATTGAAGAAGCAAAGGGGTATGAACGAAAGAAAAGAGGTTACGAACTTTACCTTGATGCTGTTAAACGTGATGGTATTTCATATGAGTTAATTTCAAAAACAATTCCAAGTATTGAAAGTGAAGTTAATAATATTCTTTCTCAAATCGTTGATTTTGGTATGCAACTTGAAATGGACGGAAAACACATATACTCAAAGATTACTTACGAAGACCGTCACTGGCCACTTGAAATGTGTAGTGGCATGGAACGATTCATAAGCAGTATTGCTATGCGTGTCGCACTTATCAATGTAAGTAGTCTCCCTCGTTCTAATTTCCTTGTTATTGATGAAGGTTGGGGGTCTTTAGACGGAGACAATATCAGTAGTGTATTTAATTTATTTACTTACCTAAAGGGTCAGTTTGAGTTCATACTTGTAATCAGTCACTTGGATGTCATGCGAGACATGGTAGACGAAATTATAGAAATTCAAAAAGAAGGTTCTTTTAGTAAAATAAAATACGGAGTATAAAACATATTTAGATATATATTTATTATATACCTGAATTGTATTTATGGAAAATTCCGAAGAAAAACAAACACAAGAAGAAACTCTTATTAAAGCAGGATTGCGTAAAGGATACTTTACACTCGTAGAAGGAGTATATGATCCTGGTATTTTGAAAGCCGTATTTTTAGCAGGTGGTCCTGGATCAGGTAAATCTGCTACAGTTAACACATTATTTGATTTCCCTCCGAGTGCAGCGAATCTTTCACCAAGTGGATTAAAGATTGTTAATAGTGATCCTGCTTTTGAAATATTACTTAAAAAAGCAGGCTATGACTTGAACTTATCTAAAATGGATGACAAAACATTTGCCAAAGTAACGAGTGATGATCCAAACAGTATTCGTTCACGTGCGAAGAAAATCATGCTTAAACAATTCGAGTTGTTTAAAGATGGTCGTTTGGGTGTAATCGTTGATGGAACTGGTGATAACTACGATAAAATATCAAAGCAAAAGAAAGAACTTGAAAAGTTAGGATACGATTGCTATATGGTGTTTGTAAACACAACACTTGATGTGGCACAAGAAAGAAACGCATTACGAGCAAGAAAACTTCCACGTAAAATAGTAAAAGATATTTGGACAGATGTGCAAAAAAATCTTGGCAAATTTCAAGGATTATTTAAAAGCAATTTTGTGATTGTAGACAATTCAGAAGATACTCGCAGTAAAACGAAACCAGGTAAACTTGATTTAGTTCCACGGTTAATGAAAGAAGTTGCAAGATTCATCTCCAAACCAGTTCGTAATCCAATTGGAAAGAAGTGGATTAAAATGATGATGGCACACGACAAAATGAGTAAAAGTGGTGATAAACGAAATCGTGTTACTGAAGACTTGGATATGATTGAAATGGAAGATGTAGTTTTGCCTATGGATTTAGAAAGGCATCTAAGTCGCTCTATTTATGTTATTAAAAAATTTAATTTAAATGAACGAAGAAATTTGGCAGTTTTATCTAGATTAGTGGAAAGTCTTGAACTTGATCGTAATCAAGTAAACAAGTATTTTCACAAAATAAGAACATTAAAGTTCAAAGGAGAAAAGTAATGTTTGATAATATTTTTGATGAGTTGATTCGTGAAGATAAGTTGGGTGAAACTTGGAAAGTGGAACTTGCACCTAATCATGCACGATATAGTTTTTCGTCAAAAAAAAGTGGAAATGAAAATTGGGCAAAGTCGGTGGCAAATAAATTGACTCAAAAAGAAAAAGATGACTATAAGTTTATTGGTGTCTTTAGTGAAGGTGAGTCATCTGAAGGACCTATTGTAGATGGATATATTTTTCATTGCACAAATGAGTATTTGTCAAAAGCACCACATATGCATCGTGATAAAAAGAAGGCTTGCAAAACACACATTAAAACAGGTAAAGTAGTTGAATACTTTGAAGATTGATATGAACAACTTAAAAGAATACAAAAGATATAAAGATGATCCATTTTGGATGAAGTCTAAATATGATGGTGTTTCGGGTGAGCAAAGATTGCCTGTGCAAAGGAGACTTCGTAAAGGTGGTGTTAAGTTTAAGAAGGGTGATGAAATACTTTATTATCCTAAAGGAAAAATAATAATGGTGGGAAAAGAAGCAGAGCAAGCATGGAGAGATTTTGAGTCAGCTGCTTCTGATGAAGATTTTTATATGTCTCAATACGAGGAATCAAAAATGAAAGAAACAACAAACGAAATAAAAATTACAAGTGATGAGTATAAAAAGGCAATAAATTTTATGTCAAGTTTACACTCAAGTATTCTGAAGGCAAAGGATAAGGTTATTGCATTTCTACAAAGAAAAGGATTTGACGAGATGGCAGATGAAATATCAAAAATGTCTAAAGGAGAATTCAACAGATTTGTTCAACGCAGAGTTTATGAGCAAAAACTTCGCAAACAAATTCGCACAATTTTATCAGAATTACTCAATAAATAAATGAACACAAAAATATCAGAATTGCTTTCTGAGGATTTAACGACATATATCGTTGACGATATTCTTCAAGAAGCAAAAATAAAAAAGGTAATCGGAATTTATCCTGGTAGATTTCAACCTGCTGGTATTCATCATTATAAGACATACAAATGGTTAGACGGAAAGTTTAACGAAGCATGGGTTGCTACAAGTGATAAAACTGATTCTACAAAAAGTCCATTGAATTTCAAAGAGAAAAAAATGATATGGACAAAGCACGGAGTTAGAAATGTTGTCAAAGTAAAAAATCCATATGTATGCGAAGAACTATTAAAAAAATATGATCCAAACACAACTGCGGTTGTTTACATTTTCGGAGAAAAAGATGCAGGTAGATTGAAAACAACAAAAGCAGATGGTTCTCCTGCGTATTATCAGTCATATGATAAAAACAAAAATAATTTAAAACCATTTGCAGAACATGGATATTTTATAGTTGCTCCCCATGTAAGCATTAAGGTGCTTGGTAAAGAAGTAAGTGGTACAAGAATTAGAGATTTACTTGGATCTCCTAAACACGACAAAATGACCAAAACACAAGCATTTGAAGAATTGTTTGGTTGGTATGACGAAAAGATATTTCAGTATCTTACAAAGAAGTTTTCTACATTGTTTGAGAACGAAGAACTGTTTGAAAATTTTTTAAATGAATATCCTAATTTTAATAAATTTGTAAATAACATTCCAAACTTATTAAGTGAGATAAGTTCAATTGCAAGTCAAGGTCTTCCATTTGTAGACGATGGACCTAGTATGTTTTATCCTGGAAAGTCTTACGAAGGTTACACTAACAAAAGAGCAGAGCAACTTGGATATGATTTACTAGATTATGTAGTCGGTAAAAATGGACTTGGTAGAAATGCAGATTATCGTGAATGGGGTAAGTATGCAGGTCCTGTACCAGCAGTCAGTTTCTATCCTGCTGGTGATATAGATGCACAAACACCAATGAATCAAATTGATACTGAAGCATCTAAAACTGCACATGAACAATGGGTTGGGTTTATTAATGGGGTTGCGGAAACTGCTGGATATAAACTTGTAGATTTTCTTGGTTCTGAAAAATCTGTTCGTAAAAAGGACGAACAAGGTGATGAAGATTTGAAATCAGGAAATACTATTGATACAAGCAAAGCAGAGGATGGTGATGAAATAGACAAAGGAGTAGAGGGTCATGCTATTAACGAAGAGTTGCTAACAGAAGGAGGTGCAGCTGGACATATGAGTCATCCATTTGATGATCGTGATTTAACTTTCTCTGATTTAAAAGAAATGATTCGTAGATCACTTGCAGGTGAATTAAATGTAGAAAAAGAAGTTACTGAAAAACTTGATGGTCAAAATTTAATGTTTTCTTGGAAAGAGGGTCAATTAGTAGCGGCAAGAAATCAAGGTCATTTAAAAAACGCAGGTGCGGCTGCACCTAATGTAAAAGAATTTGAAAGCATATTTGCTGATCGTCCTGAAAATATACGTGATGCGTTTGTTGGTGCAGTTACTGATTTGGAATCTGCTATATCCAAGTTAAGTGAAAAGCAACGAAACAAAGTATTCAAAGAAGGTGAACGTTTTATGAATATTGAGGTAATGACACCTGCTACACAAAATGTCATTCCTCAAAATGTAGATATGTTGGTATTTCACGGAACACAAGCATACGATTCTGCGGGTAAAGCAGTAAGTGTAGATTCTGATGGAAACGATATAACAAGTGAACTTAAAGACTCTGCTAGAATGCTTAAAGGTATGTTAAAGCAAGTAAATGCAGATGTGCAAAAAAGATATTCACTAAACGCACCGATTGTAGTGGAACTACCTAAAAGTAAAAATTTTGGTGATTCATTCGCAAAATATTCTGCAATGCTTGACAAACTAAAAAAGAAATTTAAATTAAAAGATAACGATAAAGTAATGAAGTATCACGATGCGTGGTGGAGAGATTTATTAAACAAGCAACAAAGAAAATCAAAAGAAACATTTCCACCGAAAGTGTTTGAAGCACTTATACGTCGTTGGGCATACAACGATAAATCAAATAAAATAACTACAATCCGTATGGATTTAGAAAAGCAACCTAAGTTAAAAGAGTGGGTAAATAAATTTGATAAAGAAAATCTTGTAAAACAATTTGAAGAAAATATGTGGCCATTTCAATTCATCTTTTTGAAATTAGGTGCAGAAGTTCTACAAAATGTAAAAGGATTTGTTGCAGCCGGTGGAAGTGACGATATTGCAAAAGCACTTGATGCTCATGTTAAAACATTAGAATCAAAAAAGATTGGTTCGGTAGAATCACCAGATAAGTTCAAGAAAGACATGGAAAAACTTAATAAAAATCTTAATCGTCTTAATGCTATTGGTGGAAGCAAAGCAATAGCACCAACCGAAGGAGTAGTATTTCAGTATAAAGGAGGAACATATAAACTCACAGGTACATTTGCTCCTATAAATCAAATTATGGGAATAATGAGGTTTTAGCATGGAACATCAACAGGAAAAGAGATTGTCAATTGCATCTAGACGAAAAATGGCAAGGGCTGCTAAACGAACTGCAAAAAAACGACAACTTAAAAAGAAACTTTTAGCAAAACGACCAAAGTCACCTGAAAAGTTAAGAAATACTGCAAAGAAAGCTGCAAAAACTGTGTTGGTAAAAAAGTTAACTGGTGGTAAATCTTATTCTGATTTAAGTATTAGTCAAAAACAAACTATTGATAATAAATTGAAACCTGCAATTATTGCGAAAGTTGCAAAGAAGTTGCTTCCGAAGGTGAGAGCAAAAGAAAAAGAAAGACTTAAACGAATAAGACAAAAAACTGATGAGCAATTTACGATAAGCAAACATCATATAGATGGTGGTGAAATGAATATTTCTGGTATCAACAAAAATGGAAATGTAGAACCACTTCGTTTTGATAGTAAAGAAGATGCAAAAAAACATTCAAAAAAAGTTGGTGGTAAAATAATACAAGATCAAGATGGTAACTATTATGTAGAGTTTACAAAAATTGATGGACCAATCGGAGAAAACAATATGATGGAAGACAAAGAAAAAGAAGAGAATTTAAAAGATTTAAAAGCAATCCTTGATGTTGCAAAAATGCTAAGTGATAAAAGTCCGTATTTTAAAGGTCGTGGTAGTAAAAAAGAATATATAAAGATGTTGGTTCATAAAATACAAAAGTTGTCAGAGTCCAAAAAGCAAAAGTTAATGACACGCATGGATGCATATAAAAAAGTTAGAAAACCAACACTGCCAAAAAGTCGTCCGATGAAAAACAAAAAAGCATATGATCGGAAAGAACTCAGAAAAGGCAAGTATGATTAAACTTAACGGAAATGTTTATTTAAAAATAGAAGAAGTAGAAAAAGAGATTGAATATGTAAAAAAACTTTTTCATACATCCCATCGTAAGGCTGTTCCTAACAGTGTAAAGTATATGGATCGTGAGTTTGTTGAAAAGATTCATGAAGAATCACACAATTTAATTTTATCAATGAACTACCTTTATGGATACGGAGAACTTCATGCTTGTGTAAAATTAATAATTAAAAAAACAATGGAACGATTCCGTGAGAAAAGTTCATGTGATAATCATCTTTTTTTCATGCAATATGATCTTACTGATTCAGAGAGAAAAAAGAAAAGATTATTGTACGAAAACTTTTTAATAAATGTTTTTTTGGAAGTGTGTATAAGCAGATTTAAAAGCTTATCATAATATTTGACAAATCTCTAAAATAGTGGCATAATAATTATTATGGCTAAAATGGATAAAGATGATTTAAAGTATGTGATCAAACGATCACGTAAGTTATTCCAAGGAGAAGAACTTCCAAAAGTACATGGTTACGAAGGAGAAGTTGAAGACTTGGTAATTCGTCAACCTGGAGAAGTTTGGACAGATAAAGACGGAAAAGAGTGGAAGCAGGTAGGCACTAATTCAAAGGTGAGAACTGAAACTCTTATGGATAAAGTTAGAAAGAGTTTGCGTGAAGCACCAAATTGCCCAAAGAAAATGTGTACGGTTGATCCTACAAAATATTTAGATAAAAGAATGCTTGCTATGAAAGGTATGTGTTTTGATTGCGTACAAGAATTTGAGCAAAAATTAAAAGATGAAGGTAAATACGAAGCATATGAAAAAAAGACTATGCTTGAAAATGAACTTAGTTTTTTATTAGATACCAAAACAAAGTTAGTGGAATCAAGAGAGCATATTACAAATGATCCAAAATTTTTAAATGAAGATGGTTCACTTGAACAATGGAACATTCCAAATAAAGATCAAGTAATGGAAGATTTAGAAAAGGATTTAGAAGAACTTGAAACTCGTTTAAAAGAAGTTGAAGAAAATCTACAAGAGTATGCTGACATTACTTTTTAAAAGTTTCAACGATACGCTGAAACTTTTTAAATTATAGAAAATCTAAATAAATATATATTTATCCTTTAATGGCAGGCAATGAAAAAATTCCATTAAGGGAAATAATAAAACAAGAATATACTGAGTGTTTAAAATCACCTGCATACTTTATGAAAAAGTATTGCAAGATTCAACACCCAACACTCGGAACAATTCCGTTTGCTTTATACGACTTCCAAACTAAGACATTGGAAAGTTTTCGTGACGAACAATTTAATATTGTATTAAAAGCAAGACAAATGGGTATATCTACACTTGTTTCAGGTTATGCCTTGTGGTTAATGACTTTTTTCACAGATAAATCTATATTGTGTATTGCAATTAACCAAGAGACTGCAAAAAATATTGTTACCAAAGTAACCCATATGTCAGAGCATTTGCCAAGTTGGTTACGAAGTGAGTGTACGGAAAAAAACAAACTGAGTATGCGTTTCAAAAATGGAAGTAATATTCGTGCAGCCTCTAGTAGTGTAGATGCTTCTCGTTCATCCTCTCTGAGTTTACTTATCGTGGACGAGTGTGCGTTTATTACAAACATGGAAGATATATGGACTGCATCACAATCTACAATTACAACTGGTGGTCGTTCTATTCTATTATCAACTCCAAATGGTATCGGTAACTTTTTCCACAAAACTTGGGTTGGATCTATGGATGGATCAAATGACTTTAATCCAATAAAACTTCATTGGAATTTACATCCTGATCGTGGGCAAGAATGGAGAGATTTGCAAACTAAGGTTCTTGGTGAGAAAGAAGCCGCACAAGAATGTGATTGCGACTTTATCAGCAGTGGTCGTTCGGTTGTAGATGCAAGTTTAATTGAGTGGTATAAAAACACGATGATGAAAGAACCTGTTGAAAAGCGAGGTGCAAACAAGGAATATTGGATATGGGAATATCCAAACCATAATAAAGATTATGTAGTTGCGGCCGATGTTGCCCGAGGTGATGGAAGAGACAAAAGTGCATTTCATGTATTTGATGTAGAAAATGTTAAACAAGTTGCTGAATTTAAAGGTGAAGTAGAAACAAAAGACTTTGGTAATTTATTAGTAGCAGTTGCAAGTGAGTTTAATGGAGCACTATTGGTCGTGGAAAATGCAAATATCGGTTGGGCAGTATTACAACAAATTATTGATAAAGGATACAATAATTTATATTACACACAAAGAGATTACCAATATATAGATGAATTTTCACAACACACCAACAAAATAAATAGAATGGAGAAAAAACAAGTTCCTGGATTTACTACATCTATTAAAACTCGCCCTCTTATCATAAGTAAAATGGAAAGTTATGTGCGTGAAAAAGAAGTAGAAATACAATCTGAAAGAACACTTGATGAATTATTTACATTTGTTTGGAACGGTCAAAAAGCAGAAGCAATGCAAGGTTACAACGATGACTTGGTTATGAGTTTGTGTATTTCATTGTGGGTTCGTGATACTGCACTAAGATTCAGGTCTGAAAATGTTCAATCTCAAAAATCATTGTTTGATTATATGGGAAGTACGACAAATTTAAATGTTGGTGAAAACTTTGCTAAATCAGGTTTAAAAACAAATCCTTATGAAATGAAAAATCCACATGGTGGAACGGAAAGCCTAGATTGGTTATTACAATAGGAAAAAAATATCATGAAAACGTCAGCAAATATACTTATTGCAATTTTAGTATTATTAAGTAGTGGTTGTGCAACACAATCCTTACTTCCAACACAAGGAGTTTATACTGAATCTTCTTTTGATACATATTCACAGGTAGAAAATGTTGTAAACAAAATTAAAATTGGTAAAACAAAATATGCAGATTTAGTAAGAATGGGACTTGATTTAGAAAAAATTCCAAACGTAAAACGACTTACTTACCTTGATGTAATGAGAAAGTTTAATTTAGATAGTCCGTCTAGGTATACTATTTTTAACGATATTGAATTGCCCAACGGAGTAATAAAAACATTGGAAGCAAGAGAAAAAGGAAGAACATACGAGATAAATTTAGAAAGACTTAAAAATCAAAGAGAAGGAAGTTTGATTTTGGATATGCTTAATTTTAGAAAAAATATACACATCACCGGATGGAATATAAGTGTTCTAATTTTAATTGTAGATGATACGGTAGAATATGTTTTATATTCTGGAGAAAAAAATATTGATAAACACGAACGTGAACGAAATCCGTTGGGACCATTTCAAGGATTTGATGGTGGGGATATTGTGGGTGCGGCCAGTGAATTTCAATAATATATATTTATTGACAATCGCATATATATAATTTACAATCATAATTTTATAGGATAATCAAAACATGGCAGACGAAACCAAAACAAATAAATTATTACGCGGATTGAAACGATTATTTTCAAGCGATGTAGTGGTTAGAAATGTAGGTGGAAAAAAACTTAAGGTTGTTGACACAGACAATATTCAACATTCTTCTAAAACAAAAGATAGATACGGAAGAATGCACACCCTATATAGTGATTATGTTAGCAAGTATAATAATATTGGATTTCATACTGCAAGATTAGAATTATTTGCTGATTATGACACAATGGAAAACGATCCAATTATTGCAAGTGCATTGGATATATACGCAGATGAATGTACAACAAGAAGTGAGTTCGGAGATGTACTCAGAATTAGTAGTTCCGATTCTAATATAAAAGGAATACTTGAAAATCTATTTTACGAAATTTTGAATGTGGAGTTTAATCTGTGGGGATGGACTCGTAATATGTGTAAATACGGTGATTTTTATCTCAATCTTGAAATACAACCCGACTATGGTATATTAAATGTAAGACCTATATCTACATACGAAATGTCAAGAATAGAAGATTTAGATCCAGAGAGACCAAACTATGTCATGTTTAAACAAGAAGGATCAAACAATGAATCTTATGAAAATTATGAAATTGCTCATTTTAGAATGCTTGGTGATAGTAACTTTCTTCCATATGGAAAAAGTATAATAGAACCTGCTAGACGAACATGGAAGCAACTTCAATTAATGGAAGATGCTATGCTTATTCATAGAATAATGAGAGCACCTGAAAAAAGAATGTTTTACATTGATATTGGTAATATCCCACCGAATGAAGTGGATAACTTCATGCAAAAAGCAATCAACAAAATGAAAAAAGTTCCATTCGTTGATGAAAAAACAGGTGATTATAATTTAAAATTTAATCTACAAAATATGACCGAAGACTTTTTTATGCCAGTTCGTGGTGGTGATAGTGGGACACGAATTGAAAATCTTGGTGCAATGACATACGATGGAACTGATGATATTGAGTATTTAAGAAATAAAATGATGGCTGCTTTGAAAGTACCAAAAGCATTCTTGGGTTATGAAGAAGGTATCACGGGTAAAGCAACATTAGCAGCGGAAGATATCAGATTTGCAAGAACTATAGAACGAGTTCAACGAATTGTAATAAGTGAGTTAACCAAAATCGCAATAGTACATTTATACTCACAAGGATATACTGATGCAAAATTAGTAGATTTTAGTTTACAATTAACAAATCCTTCCACTATTTTTGAAGAAGAACGTATTAGAATATTTAGTGAAAAGTTAAATACTGCACGTGATATGGTTGATGCTAAATTCTTCTCAAAAGAATGGATTTACAATAATATATTTAATTTGTCAGAAGACGAACAAGAAGAAATACGAAATTCATTCGTAGATGATGCAAAAGAATTTTATCGTCTTGAGGCAATTCAAAATGAAGGAACTGATCCGGCCGATCCAAATGCGTCTGCTGATTCGGAAGAAGATGATCAATGGGGTTTTGGAAATTTTGAAAACTTATCGGATGAAGAAAAAGCACGGGTAAAAGAACGAGAAAAAGAAGAAAAGAAACGAAAAAATGCTGATAAAGAATATGATCATCCAGATGATAAACCAATGGGAAGAGACCCACTTGGAAGAGACGAAAGAAAAGTATCAGGTAGAAATTGGTCAGAAAGTCCATTAAAATTAGAAGCAGACCTTGAAAGATTAGATAATTTTTTAAGTAAAAATGGAAGCAAAAAATTACAAAAAAAGCAAATTCTGACTGAATCAGAGCAAATTACTGACCTAAAAAAAGAACTAAAAGAAATATCAGAAAGCAAAGAGTCCAAGGTTGAGGATTCAAAATAATTAAATATTTTAAGAAAATAAACAATAATTATATTTATATTCATATTTATGTTTGTATACATTTATCTAGATAAAATTTTCACGTGAAAAAATTAAAGCACAGTAAATTCAAAAATACAGGAATTTTGTTTGAATTATTAATCAGACAAATTACCGCAGATATACTCGATAGTAACGAGTCGGCTGCTAATAAGTTAGTCAAAAAGTATTTTGGAGAAGATACTGACTTAGGAAAAGAGCAAAGACTTTACCAAGTTCTTTTAGAAGAAACCACAAACACAGAGGGTTCTGCGTATAAACTAGTCGATGCAGTTGTTTCCGAACATAAAAAACTAGATAAAAAAGTTTTATCAAGATTAAGATATGAACTTGTAAAAGAAATGAAAGATGTATATCCAATTGATGATTTCTTTCGTTCAAAAATAAGAAACTATAAAACTTATGCAAGCATCTATAAATTATTTGAAGGAAGTAAAACTGATGTATTTTGTGATCCACGTGAAATAGTTGAGTCTAAAAATACAATCGTAAATGGTTTATGTAAAGATAAAGTTGTTGGTCAAGATTTAGGTCAACTAGAAAATTATGCCCAACACAATGAAGATTTAAGACTTATTTCATATAAATTATTAGTTGACAGATTTAACGAAAAGTATAGTGAACTTAATGAAGATCAAAGGTTATTACTTAAAAACTATATAAACAACATCTCAAATACAAATAGTTTAAGAGAATATATCAATGAACAACTTCCTGTTATAAAGACTAAGATTGAAAAACTAAGTGAAAACATAGATGATGATGTTGTAAAAATAAAACTCAAGGAAGTAACTTCACAACTCAATAAAGTAAGAGAAGGTCGGGTTGTTAAAGATTCACAAGTTTCTGCCGTATTAATGTCATATGAATTGATAAAGGAACTTGAAAAGAATGAACAATCAACGAAATAACCTCAAAAAGTTAATACGCAGTTTTATTGAAGAAATAATTTCTGAACAAGAAAAAGAACTGTCAGAAATTAATACTACAGGTAATATTGAAGGTTACCAAACTCCTCATGCGTTTGCTGGTACAGATGAAGATGAGCATAAAAAGAGAATTAAGGATAAAGCAGAGGTGTTTGATTATAAGTCAACAGAAAATACAAAAAACAATACTGTAAAAATAAACGAAGGTAAAAGTTTATATCATTTATTTCGTGATCATCCCGATTTGACCCCAAAGCAAAAAATTGGTGTTACTATGCGTCATATAAATAAAAGTCTTACAGAAGTTGAGAAGTTTTTAAGTGTTGCATCTAAGTTTAAAAATGAAAATAATGTGTCGAGTCAAACTTATTGGAAGACAACAAGTAAATATCTTTTAAAATTAGACGAAAAAATTCAAAGAATAAATCGTAAATTGAAAGAACTTAAATAATGAATATTGATTTACGTGATTTAGAAGATAGAGAAGAAAATGATCCTGCATTGGATGATTTCAAGCATTGTATTAAAAAGTTTGCATTGTCTGCTAAAAATTTATCAAAGTCTTCCGAAGGAAAAAAACTTCCGTCAGAATATTGGTCTGAAATAATCAGTTTGATCAAAAAATCAAAAATGGCAGTTTCAATGATTGAACTTGGTATAGATGATTTAGAGAGTTTTAAAGACAAAGCAGAACCTGAAGATTTAGAATTAAAAAAGACAGGACCTATTACAAAATCAGATGATTCAGAACCAACTACATCTGATGATTCTTCTAGTGCAAATGATGATCCAAAACCTCAATCTGAACCAGACGAAGAAAAACCTGAGGATGACGAAGAGGATGACGAAGAGGTAAACGAAGAAGCAAAGTCAAAGTCTCAGCAGAGATTGTTCGGAATGGTACACGCATATAATAAAGGTGAATTAAAAAAAGGTGATGTAGATTCTGATTTATACACAAAGATAAAAAAGATTGCAAATGGCATGACAGACAAAGATACAAAGAAGCTAGCAAAAACTAATCATGATGATCTTCCTGAAAAAGTGCCAACTGATGAATATTATGATACTTTGAATCATTTAAGCATTTTACTTGCAGAAGAAAATTTTGATAAGATAGAAGGAACAGGAAGTGGATTTATTGTAGAAACTGATGGAAGAACACATACTATTGAATTTGATCAAAACTTCTATCTAAAGTCCGATTTGTATAATTTTGATCTCGGTGATGATTACGATTTGAAAGAAGTAGTTGATACTTTTAAGGGTTTAATTAGACATTCGGACAGAATATTAAAGAAAGAATACGAGACATTGATTAGATAATTCCTTAGAAAAACTCTAATAAATAAAAAATATGTATATACTTATTTAATATTATGGGAAAGAAATTACTAGTTACTACAATGCCGTTTGAATTCACTCCTGAGCAGATAAGTGAAAGTATAGAACAAAATTCAGGACGTCTAATTGTTCAAGGTATTTTACAAAAGGCGTCAGAGCAAAATCAAAATGGTCGTGTATACGAACGATCATTGCTTGAAAGAGAAGCAACTAAGTACAACGAGTTAATAAGTGATAGAAGAGCTTTAGGTGAATTAGATCATCCAGAAAGTAGTGTTGTCAATTTACAAAATGTAAGTCACAATGTTACAAAAATGTGGTGGGAAGGTGATAATCTGTTAGGCAAGGTTGAAGTTCTTAGTACACCTTCTGGAAATATTTTAAAAGAACTATTTAAAAGTGGCATCACACTCGGAATTAGTTCACGTGGCATGGGAACAACCCGTGAACATGAAGGTAAAACTCTTGTTAATGATGATTTTGAATTAGTTGCATTTGATTTTGTAAGCAATCCATCAACACGGGGTGCTTTCCTTGAACCAGTAAATTTAAATGAGTCTGTATCATCTGATTCTAAAGTAGTAACAAGTGGTCGTGTATGTACCAAGTATTGTAAGGTTGAAGGAATCATACATGAAATCTTAGGAGAAATCGGAGAGCAAAAATGAGCAAAGATACTGATGTAAAAAAAGCAATAAAAGAAGTGATTCTTGAAGTTTTAAAAGAAGAAAAAAAATTGCTTAATGAATATAATCCTGAAACAGATAGATTTTCTGACGAGGGTTTATCAACAGAACAAAAAAGACTTGCATCTGAAAAAATTTCAAAATTTGGTAAATACCAAAAATTTATTGCATTAGAAGCAAAGGATATGGATGTCGCGGAAGATATCTGCAATATAGTAGAAAACGCATCTCAGTGTATTTTAAACGAAACTGACGATTGGTTTGACTCAATAAGTGTTAAACGCAACTTAAAAGAAATAAAAACTCTTGCAAAAGATTTTTACAAAACTGCAAAAGAACGACAAGTATACACACAAAGAATGCAAAGTTTGTATGAAGATATGGGGAATATTCTAAATAGATATTTTGAAATTAAAGGAGAAATTACAAATGAACCGCAATGATCTTAAAAGATTCGTAAGAAAAATATTACTTGAAAAACTTGATACAACACCAACGGTAGAAGGTAAACTTCTCAAAAAGACAATAAGTTTCAGTGGTATTAGACGTGAATGTGTATGTGAAGGAACAATAGAAGATGCAAACTCATTTGCAAAAGAAAACAATCTAAGTTTTACAACGAAAGAGGATTCATATTTTGGAGGACATTATTCAGACGAAATGACCTCCTATGAGTTTGAACCTAATCCAGAATTCTACGGTGAGTTAATGGAGACATCAATGTCTGCACGTGAACAACTTTCTAGAATATGTGGAACAAATGATCAAGTTCTCACAGAAGTAGACGCAAGAAATATAGAAAGTCTTGTTGGTTTTATTTGCACAGATGAAAATTTTAACACAGATAGAACGCAGCTAGTATTTGAACAAATTGAAACTCAAATTGAAAATAAATTGTACGATAAAACACAATTTAAAAAATTGTTTGAATATCTGATTGAACAATCGTGTAAGTTTGTTGCAGACGAAGAAATAGAACTGACAGAATCAGAGTATGAATACGCAACTCAATTATTATCAAAAAGATTCTTTGATAATAGAAAGCACTCCACAGAAGAATCAACAGAACTACCAACACAATGTGGAAAAAAATCATTTAAATCAGGAAATGCATTTGAAAATATGCAAAGAATAATATCAGGACATAGTATGTTTTTATAAGGAAAAATAAATCAATGAAAATCACCAAATCAGAACTCAGAGAAATTATCCAAGAAGTCGCAGATGAAATGGGACTTTTTGAAGGTCTTACCAAAGCACAAGAAAAACTTCCAGAACCGCTTAAGAAGGCAATTTTAAAAAAGCAAGGGAAGTCTGATGACTCCGAAGAAAAAGAAGATGTAGAAGAAGGTCTTACGAAGGCACAAGAAAAACTTCCTGAACCTTTGAAAAAAGCAATTTTGAAAAAGCAAGGTAAGTCAGATGATTCAGAAGAAAAAGAAGATGTTGAAGAATCAATTGAAGAAGGAAATGCATTTGGTGCAGCGGTTCAAGCAGCTCGTGAAAATGGAGATTCTGAATTTGTTGTAGGTGGTAAAACTTATCAACTTAAAGAAAAGGTAGCAGAAGAAGTTGAAGATACTGAAGAATTTGTCGGTGAACTTGAAGAGCAGTCAAGTTCATCTGAACTAGGTAAAGGTGGTGAAGAACACGTCAATGTTGCTGATAGTGATGATGAAGAACTTCCTGCTGGTACAGAAGTTCAATCTGCACAAGTAGGTGAAGAGGACGATGAAATGCCAAAAGTTGCTGACATTGATGAAGATATCCAAGAAGCATCATGTGGAACGCATGAAGAAGACGAAGACGATGTAGAAGAAGGCAACGCATTCGGAGCTGCTGTGCAAAAAGCAAAAGAAGACGGAGAAAAAGAATTTGAAGTTGACGGAAAAACATATAAGGTTCGTGAAAATTGGTCAAAAATCTCATTATCTGAGAAATTAGACAGAATTTTGGGAAATCGTCAAGTTCTATAAGTTTTCTAAAAAACAACAAAAAATTTAAAAAAGAGTGGTTTTCCACTCTTTTTTTTTATAATAATTTCATTTTTTTAATATTTTTGTATTTAAGTATATATTTATCTATCAAAATGCTTCCACAATTATTGGAAACAATCAAAGGTTTCAAGATTACATTAAAGTCCTAAATGACTTTAGAAAACAGGAAAACAAAACACATGAGTAAATTATTAAAAGAAGCTATTGCTGATGCGAAAGCAGTTCGTGAAACTGCACTTGCTAACGCACGTCTCGCTCTTGAAGAAGCATTTGCACCTAGATTGCAAAGTATGCTTACCAAGAAACTCCGTGAGGAAGAGGCAGAGTTAGATGGTGTAGAAGATGAAGTCGAAGTTTCTGACGAAGTTGAAGAAGGTTCATACCACGAAGACGACGTAGAAGTTGAAGAACCATCTGCTGAAGATGAAGTTGAAGAGGGTTCATACCTTGAAGACGATGAAGCAGAAGACGAAGTTGCTGACGTAGATGCTGAAGAAGAAGCACCTGCTGAAGATTCAGTTGAAGACGAAATTGAAGTTGAAGACGAAGTTGAAGACGAAGAAGAAATCGAAGAAGATTCTTTTGACTTGGATTCTATCATCGCAGAACTTGAAAGTGAGTTAACAACCGAAGAAGAAGAAGGTGAAGACGAAGAATCCGAAGAAGAAGACGCAATTGAAGAATCTTCATGTTCAGAAGACGATGAAGAAGAAGCAGTTGAAGAACAATCAGATTCCTCTGAAATTGGAAAGAAAGATAATCACGTGGACGTAGCAGACTGCAAAGACTGTGAAGACCCACAAGGTTCAAGTCTTACCGAAGAAGAAGAAAAAGAAAGTGATGATGCTGAAGAAGCAGAAGAACTTGATGAAGAAATTGATATTGAGATTGTAGAAGAATCTGAAGAATCTGTTGAAGAATCTGAAGAAGAAGCAGTTGAAGAATCAATTGAAGAGTCTGAAGAAGAAGAGGACGAAGAAATCAATCTTGAAGAAATCCTTAAGGAACTTGAGGAAGAAACCAATATTGAGGAAGACGAATCATCTTCGGAAATTGAGGAATTAAAGGCAACAAACACTAAGCTTCAAAAAGAAAATGAAGAATACCGCAAAGTTTACAAATATTTGCGTGGTAAGTTGAACGAAGTTAATCTTCTTAATGCAAAATTGCTTTATACAAACAAGTTGTTTAAGCAACACGCATTAACTGAAGATCAAAAATTGAAAGTAGTAGAAAGTTTTGACTTAACGAAGAATGTTCGTGAAGCAAAACTCGTTTACGCAACATTAGGTGAATCTTTCCGATCAAGTGATACTCCGGTAAAGACTGAAGTGACAGAAGAAGCTCCAAAGGCTCCAAAAGCACCAAAGACTGAAAAGAAATCATTATCAGAAGGAATGGCATCTAAAGCAATCCAATCAACAAAACCATCAAAGCAGATTCTAACGGAAGGCGATCAACTCGCAAATCGTTTCAAGAAACTTGCAGGAATTGTTTGATCAATAATCACAAATTAAAATAGGAAAAATATACAATGAGCGAAATTAGTAAATTGTTAAGTGAAAGCCAGAATCCTCAGGCTAGACTCATGGCAGAAACCCGTGGTCTTGTTTCCAAGTGGGAAAAAACTGGACTTTTAGAAGGTATCACAACTGATACCGAAAAGAGTGGTATGTCCATTCTTTTAGAAAACCAAGCAAAGCAGTTGATCGACGAAGCATCACGCACCGGTACAGGTGGAGGTAACGAAGAATGGAGTGGAGTAGCACTTCCTCTCGTTCGCCGTGTGTTCGCAGAAATCGCATCAAAGGAATTCGTTTCCGTTCAACCAATGAATCTTCCATCCGGATTGATTTTCTACTTAGACTTTAAGTATGGAACAAATCAATCACTCCAAGGTGGTGGAAGTCTTTTCGGTGGAACTGGAAAGAAAGGAGAAGTAGATGGCGGAGAAGCAAAGACATTCGGTTCAACCGACAAACCAGAAGGTGGTCTTTACGGAACAGGACGTCATGGTTACTCAATCAATGACAAGCAAGTTACTGTTGCAATTGGAGACGCACTTCCATCTGACGCAGACTTAGAAGGCATTCGTGCATTCCAAGTTGACGGTGAAGCACTTGTTCTTGACGCAGAAAACAAAATGACACAAGCAGGTACTCTTCAGTATCATGCACAAACAACTGCGGAAAGTCGTGGTGATTTTGAAGATAATCTTGGTGACTCTGCTGACGCAGCTGACACAGGACTTCAAAAAGACATCGGAATTCCTGAAGTTAACTTGGAACTCAAAAGTGAACCAATCGTTGCAAAGACACGTAAGTTGAAAGCAGTTTGGACACCTGAGTTGGCACAAGACTTAAACGCATACCATAGCATTGACGCAGAAGCAGAATTGACTTCTCTTCTTTCCGAGTACGTTTCAATGGAAATTGATTTGGAAATTCTTGATATGCTTATTGTTAACGCACACGTTGACGGTGGAACATTCGCTGCAGATGCGAAACTCGAAGGTGGTGAGACTCAAGGAACATTGTTCCAGAAACTCGGCACAAAGATTCAGTCTGTAAGTAATAAAATTCATCAGTTGACTCTTCGTGGTGGTGCAAACTTCTTGGTTTGTTCTCCACAAGTTGCTACCGTTCTTGAAAGTATCCCAGGATACGCAGCTGACACAGACGGAAATCAGTCTCAGTTCGCAATGGGTGTTACCAAGGTTGGTGCATTGAACAACCGTTTCCAAGTCTACAAGAACCCATACATGACAAGTGGTGACGTTCTTATCGGATTCCGTGGAACAAACTTCCTTGAAACAGGTGCAGTTTATGCTCCGTACATTCCGTTGATCCAAACTCCTTTGGTATACGATCCGGTCAACTTTACTCCACGTCGTGGTGTTATGACTCGTTATGCTAAGAAGATGGTTCGTCCAGAATTCTACGGAAAACTCTCCGTCACAGGTACAGATTCTCTGTAATTCTGTTAAGGATAACACAAAATTTAAGAGGGGTTCTTTTGAACCCCTCTTTTATTTTATAACGATTACCTTGATTGAATAATATTTATAGACATGGAAGAAGAAAGTATAGAGAATAAAAATGAATTAGAACGAATCAGATGGGATGGTCAGGTTTCTTCTCCTGTTGGCAAAACTCCTTTTGGATTTTTTGATTCGGATTCAGAGTTTGTATCATTTGCACCAAGAGCAGCTGATTGGGCTGCAAGAAGACTTGGGTATCCAATAGTAGACATAGAAATGATTGATATGCAGTTTTATGCTTGTCTCGAAGAAGCAGTATCTGAATACAGTGCACAGATTAATCAATTTTCAATAAAACAAAATTTGTATAGTCTTAAAGGAACTTCTACAAGTGTTAACTTAACAACTTCAATATTACAGACACAACCACTCCCATTTTATCTTAAGTTATCCGAGGCCTACGGCGCAGAAGTTGGTGTGGGTGGAAATGTTGATTGGAGAAAAGCAAGTTTAGATGTAAAAGCAGGAGTGCAAACCTACGACCTACAGGGTTTGTTTAATCAATATTACATTGATGCAAAAACAGGTGAGAAAAAATTAGAAAGAATTGAGGTAAAGAGAATATGGCACAACCCACCACCTGCACTAAACCGAATTTACGACCCAATGTCAAACTCTGGAATGTCTCATTCAAATTTATTAAATGACTTTAATTGGGGAGGTATGTCTCCAATCGGTACTCAATTTTTGTTAAGACCAGTTAATGAAGATTTAATGAGATTACAAGCAATTGAGTTTAATGAGATGGTGAGAAAGAGTGCATACGGATTTGAAATTATCAATAATAAACTTACGATTTTACCAACACCTACAAAAGATTTCAAATTGTGGTTTGATTATGTATATAAAAGAGAACGAGACATAGCAGCGGTACAAGGATATGTAGATGCAGATGAATTTAACACTATGCCAAAGACCCAAACACAGGTTACAGAAGAAACAACGCAACAAGTTGTTTCGGTTGAAAACTCAAATGGGTTAAATGATGGGACTCCAAAAAATACATCAAGCACAGATGTTAATAATAATGAATCACCTACTTTAAGTGATGGTTCAACAAACTCTGTAACTGATGTTAGTAATGTACCTTATCAATTTCATAGTTTTTCAACTATAAATGATGTGGGTAAACGATGGATTATGAAATATTACCTGTCAGTTTGCAAGGAATTACTTGGTGCTATTCGTTCTAAGTATCAGAGCATTCCAATTCCTGGAGGAGAAACATCACTTGATGGAGATGCACTTAGATCAGAAGCACAACAGGAAAAGGAACAATTAGTAACAGAACTTAGAGAAGATTTAGAAGTAACCAGTCGGAGTACTACAAGTGAGCAACTGAATCAAGTATCTGATAATCTACAAGAAAACTTAAAAAAAGTACCTAATTTTATGTATATTGGATAAAATGGATTCGTTTGGAAGATATTATAGCAGAAGAGATGTGAGGTTTATGAATAGTATAAACGGTGAACTGTTACATGATATAATAGAACAAAGTGTAGTTGTATATAAGATAAATCCAAATGAAACAAAAACAAATGTATATGAAGAAGCTATTACAAAATTTTATTATCCGGGAGTTCACACTACCTGTTTGGTTGAAACCGACCCACAATCTACATTATACGAGGGGTTTGGTCCTGATGTAAAGAAGGGTACATTATTTAGATTTCATCAAAAATTGTGTGAGATAAAAGAAATATATCCGGAAGTCGGTGATATAGTAAATTGGGAAACTGCGTATTTTGAGATAAGTAATGTAATTGAAAATCAATTCCTTGGTGGTCAACCCGAAAAAAATTACAGTTTTGTGTGCAACGCACATATGTCAAGATTAAGTAAATTAAATATAGCAGAGAGACAATACTAAATGGACTATGAAAATGTAAGCAATCCGTTTATTACCTTAAAAAAATTAGGAGGGGATGGACAAGTCAGTGAGTTTAAAGCACAATTAAACACAGTCCCACCGAGCATAGGGTATGATGATAATAGGTCGGGTATTAAAAAACCAGATCATGGTCTAAAATCTGATAATCGTGCAACCAAACTAAAAGCAAGTGACAATGATGGTAGTTTTAAAAATTATTCAGTCACATTAACAGATATAGACAATGTTTTATACGAATATTTTACTAAAGTAATTTCACCCCAAGTAGTTGGTCCTGATGGAATTGCAATTAGTGTTCCAATCCGACATGCTTCACCTGAAAGATGGGCTGCAATCCAAAGAGATGGGTTTTTGCGGGATGCAAAGGGTCAGTTACAAAGACCTATTATTGTGTTTACTCGTACTGGAATGGAAAAGGACAATGAACTGGTTACGTTTAACAAATACTTAACAATGCCTTTTGTAAAAAAATTTGATAAATATAATATGTATGATAAGTTCAGTGCAATAACAGGAGCAAAACCTTCTTACGAGGTACATAATATTACATTTCCAGATCATGTTGTACTATCTTATGATTTCACAATCATAACAGAATATGTAGAGCAAATGAACATGATTGTGGAAAGAGTAAACTTTGCCGAGGGTGACTATTGGGGAGATCCTAAAAGGTTTAAATTTAGAGCATCTGTACAGAGTTTTTCAAATACGATTGAAGTTCCAAGTGACGATGATAGAATAGTAAGCACTACATTTTCAGTAACTATCAATGCACATTTATTACCGGATATATTTGATAACAATACAACTAAACAACGGGGGTTGACTAAAAGAAAAGTCGTATGGAATTGGGAAAATACCAGTAATACATTAGAAACACAACCAAAAAAATTACCAAGTTCAAGAAATTCCTTCACCTTACATAGAAAGCAAAGAATTTTGTATCTTAACGATCCTGAAATTGTTTATCGTGTAGAAACTTGGAATGATGAATCATTTTATGAATTATCATTATTAGATAAGGTTTTTATGATTTCCTTTGTTGTGAATGATTTAGGTGAGGATTATATATTGTGGGATTTTAATAATACTGATAAAAAACTATTAAAGGGTGAGACTTTGAACATTGATTTGAACAACGGATATACTGCCGTTTTAAAGATTAACGAATATTCGTCTCTGCTACTTGAAATATCTTTTAAAAAATAATTGATTTTTTCTAAAAAGTATTACATAATAGTATTTTATGAAAAAAGAAAATAATTTAACAGAAGATGAAAGAGCTGAAATTGCAAAGTTGAATGGAGAATACCAAACAATAATATTCACAATAGGTGAACTTTCATTAAAAAAATCACAACTCCAAAAACAATTATCAGAATTAGATAATGAACTTGTAATTGCACAAGATGATTTTGAATGTCTAAAAAAGAAAGAAACTGATTTCATCACCCGACTGGAAACAAAATATGGACCTGGTCAGATTGACATAAATTCTGCACAATATGTGAGTGTGTAGATTTAAAAAAAATCATAAATATAAGTTTTTGAGATTTTTCGTCTATATTTATGAAAAAAGTCAACACTTAGATTTTTAACATCATTTAACCCAAAATTCAAAACATAGGAGACAGAATAAGATGGCAGAACGAGTAGTAAGTCCAGCAGTATTTACCAATGAGGTAGATCAATCCTTCCTTGCACAAGGAATATCCCAGATAGGTGGAGCAATTGTAGGTCCTTTCGATAGAGGTCCGGCATTCGCACCAACGGTAGTAAGATCACAGGCAGATTTAGAGGACCTTTTTGGTGCTCCTGACGGAAAGTATTATCAACCTTGGGTAGCACGAGAATATTTAAAGCACCAAGGTGTAGTTACCATCGTAAGAGTTGGTTCACTTGGTGGGTATGAGCAGAAAAACTCTGTTATAGTAAAAGCAGTAGCAAATGAAACATCTGGATCAGTTGAAGCAGGAGATGAATTTGTAATCGGTGTTTTAGCAAATACTTTAAGAGATAAAGATCCGGATGCAAGATTTGACGGATTTCCAAATGCAACTGTATTAAATGGTGAAATCAATGTAAATGACGATTTGGCAACATTATCTTTGGATGATCCTGATGGTCCCGGAATGATTGATAACGAATTTTCAATCGATCCGTCAAGTCCCGATAGTATTCACAATGTCTATGGACGTGCGGCGCAGAAAAACTCAAAGTCAGCATATTTGTATTCTTACTTTGAAGATACTGCACGAAAGGTACATGAATCCATGCAACCCGGTGGATTGAGTTACTCACTTATAGCCGAAGTAATTAATAATGCTTCCCAAACTGATAATACTGCACCGGATTATGCTTCCAAACTTGGTGATGGTCCGTTGGATTTTACGGATGTTGGTGTATCTTCAGCATATACACCGATGATCAAGTCACAGAAAATAAGTGGTCAAAGATACGATCTTTTTAAAGTCGTTACTCGTAATATGGGAACACTTGCAAATCGTGAGATAAAAATTGGTATCTATAACATAAAGACACCTGGATCATTACAAGGAACAGATTACGGAACATTCAGTTTGATAGTAAGAAAATTCGGTGACAATGATAAAAACCAAGAAGTTCTTGAAAATTATGATAATCTAAATCTCGACCCAACAAGTCCTCAATATTTACCACGTGTAATTGGAGACCGATGGGTTGAAACAAATAACGATGGAAAGATAGTTGAACACGGTGACTACGGAAATAAAAGTAATTGGATTCGCATTGAGATGCCTGCCGATGCTTTTGCTCCTGCAAACGCAATGCCTTACGGATTTGCACCTTACTCGTCACCTTTAAGTGGAATTAATGTTCCTGCACCAGAGTGGAGTTATGCCTCCCATTATGAAAAAAATCCAGGAAGATATTTCAACGGAACGGTTTTTAATGGAGTTAGTCCTGACGGATTGCTAAGTCTTCCCGAATCATCCCGTAACACCATTGAGTTATTTGCACCACTTCCAATAAATCCAGGAACTACCGGTAAGGGTTTTTACATGGACGAAGGTGGTACATATACAAGTTTAGACGCAACTGAAGACGGAGATGCAGAAAATGTTGCACACGCAACACCTTCAATTGATTCATTCTTAGGTGAATCAAGTGACTATGATAATGTTCGTAAGAGAAGATTCCTTGTTGGTTTCCAAGGTGGGTTTGATGGAAAATCACCAACCCATCCGATTAATCTTGGTGCAGACATTACTGCTTCAAATGCACAAGGTCTTGATTGTAGTGGTCCATTCACAGAGGGAACAGAGGGGTATAAGAAGGCATTCGCTGCCCTCAGTAATCAAGATGAATTTGATATTAATCTTCTTGTAACACCTGGTTTGTCACTTGATCTACATAGAAATGTTATTAATCGTGGTGTCGATTTGTGCGAAACACGTGAAGATACATTCTACATCTTAGATGCGGTTGGTGCAAACAATCAACCAGGACGAGTAGACGATGCAGTTGATCAAGTTGCTACACTTGATTCAAATTATGCGGCTACATACTATCCTTGGGTGAAAGTTATTGATCCTGCAACAAATAGAATTATGCCGTTTCCACCAAGTGCAGTTATGCCAGCAGTTTATGCTTCAAATGACAAGGTTTCTGCTGAATGGTTTGCTCCTGCCGGTTTAAATCGTGGTGGTATCGAGAAAGCAGTTGGTGTTATGGATCGTCTTAACTTTGCGGAAAGAGATACATTATACGAAGGTAAAGTTAACCCAATCGCCGCATTTCCTGGTCAAGGTATTGTAGCATTTGGTCAAAAAACACTACAACGTCGTTCCTCTGCACTTGATAGGGTTAATGTACGTCGTTTGATGATTGCTCTTAAGAAGTTTATCGCAAGCACTGCAAGGTTCTTGATATTCGAACAAAACGTAACTGCAACAAGAAATCGTTTCCTCGGTATAGTAAATCCATACCTTGAAAGTGTTCAACAAAGAAATGGTTTGTATGCATATCGTGTCGTAATGGACGAATCAAATAATACACCTGATCTTATTGACAGAAATATTCTTTATGGTCAAGTGTTCTTGCAACCTGCAAAAGCAATTGAGTTTGTTATCCTTGATTTCAATCTTACACCAACTGGTGCAAGTTTTGAAGGATAATAGATAAACATTGTATAAATTTAAAACCCCTCTGTTCGCAGAGGGGTTTTTTTGTGTAGATATATATTTATTAGAAATGGATATGTCGTTAACAGAAATTCTTCACGAACTTCAATATAAAGAGTTTTGCAATTTTGTAAAAGAAAACGAACTCGATAACGATAAAAACCAACTAAATGAATTTGTCATTCCTGGAAAACTTAAAAAGATTTGGTCTTTTTTGACGGAATTAAAAGATATAATAAAAGTAAAACTGAAAGATTTAGTAAAATTGTTTTTAAACAAAGTTGTATTTAAGTTCTTCGCAAAAATTAAATTTAGTTTAAGTTATTTATTTAATCTTGTTAAAAAAGGATTTAAGGCATACAAACAAGTAATAAAAGCAATAGGTGAGTATATGGCAAGTACCAAGGTCGGCCGATGGACTGAGGATAAACTAAAAGACTTAGATGCGTTCTTGGCAAAGCATCCTAAAACAAAAAGAATAGCAGGAATAGCAGTTGCTGGTATTCTAATTTATATTTGGTTGAACATGACATTCACCGGTAATGCAGATTACGACTTTGATATGGGGGATATGATTATGGCACTTGGTGGGGGATTTACACTATCTACATTATTTGCAGGACCAGAAGGTATGGCATTGTTAACATTATTTGCAACTGGTGTTATCGGATTATCATTTCCTTGGCCAGGACCACAACATATTCAATTTGTTGGAGCAGTAATTTATGGTTCTGCAAAGTTGGTTGGTAATAAATTAAGAAAAGATAAATAAATATATTTTTTGATTTAGAGTATATTTATTAATGTTAGTTGAATAATTTTTTAAAAAAAAAGATTTTTTGGAAATTGTAAAACATATTTATGAAAAGTTAAACAAAACAAAACTGGAGAAATAAACACTATGGCAGATTTAATTACAGCAAATGAAATGTTCTTTACTGCATTTGAACCGAAGACATCAAATCGATTCATTATGTACGTAGATGGAATTCCCGCTTATTTGGTAAAGGGTATGTCCCGACCATCATTAACAATTGATGTTAACACCCTCGATCACATCAATATCAAACGCAAAGTTCGTGCAGGTAAAGCAGAATGGCAAGATATTACAATGACACTTTACGATCCAGTTGTTCCGAGTGCCGCTCAAGCAACAATGGAATGGGTTCGTCTTTCACATGAATCAGTTACAGGTAGAAATGGATACGCAGATTTCTACAAGAAGGATCTCGTTTTCAATATGCTTGGACCTGTTGGTGATAAAGTTGAAGAATGGAAAATCAAAGGTGCGTTTATTAACAATGCAACATTTGGTACTCTTGATTGGTCAACTGGTGATCCAATGACTGTTGAATTAACACTTTCTTACGATTACGCAATTCTTCAATACTAATCATTTAATTCCAGTTTTAAAAAAAACTTCCCTTGGGAAGTTTTTTTTTGTTTGTATATATTTATTGATAATGAAATCTGAAAAACTAAAAACACAAATACTTGATATTTTTGAAGAAATTAAAAACGATAAACAAGCTGAGTTACAGATTGAGGGTCTAAGCAGTGCATATGCAAAACTTGCAAAATTTTTATTACAACAAGTTAAGGTTGGTAAGTTTCTAAGAAATTATGACATAGATGACTCTTCTGGGAGAATGGTATTTCAAACCGGTAGTGGAAAGAAAATTGTTTTCAATGACATGAAACTCGGAGTTACTGCAAATAAAACATGGAAAGGTAGAAAAGATAATCAATTTTTTGATTATAACGACCACAAAAAAATATTAAGTTTTTCATTGGCAGATATTTAGTCAATAAAATATTAAAAATATTGAAATAAAATATTTGACATCAAATATATATTTATATACATTAAATTGTATTTAAAAATTAAAAAGGTTATACATTATGGCAGACGAAACACAATTACCACCAGAAGTGCAACAAGCACTTAAGAATGATGCAGCTAAATCTGCTTCATCTAATCAACAA